GCTCGCCGCTGTGAAATAGAAAACGCCCCTTTCGGGGCGCTTTTTTAATCGGTCAATACGTCGATAATCCATTGGATTATCAACGCGAGCGCGGCGTAGATCATGCGCCGCTGTCCTGGCCGATGCGATGCAGTCCGCGCAGGATGTGGTCTGCGTGTTCCGTTTCGCGGATATATTCTACGGCTTCCCGAATCAGCGCGCGGTATTCGCACGCCTGATTTTCGAGGTCGATTATCCGGCCCCAAGCGGTAGCAAGGGCGGTGTCGCCCGCCGCGTATGCGGCGCGTTCGTTTTCTTCGATGGTCAATTGCATGATTAAGGCTCCTGTGTTCTGTAGTAGACCGGGCCGGCGATCTGGCCGCTGCCCGCTGTGCGCCGGTGTTTGTGCACTCGCCGGCAGGTTTTGCAGATGTATGCCGGTGCACCGGCCCGTTGGACAGTCTGAAACCCTTTCCCGCCACAAAAGGAACAGACCATATCCGGCGGTCTAATGGCGTTTTTTACGTTCATCGGCAGACCGTCGCTGCGCCGATGGCGAGGATTAACGCGGTCGCACTGGCGCAGCAGGCCAGCGCCAACAGCGCCTGGGCGAATGTCTCGCCCGCTTGCGCGGGTTTGATGTGCTTCATGTCTTTCATGTGGTAGGTCATGATCACGCCCCCTTTAGTTAAACCAACGCGACGCCATGCCGCGCCCGAATTCGCGCCGTGCACTGACGCGCAGGTAGTCGCCGGGCTGTGACGTGCCCGCCGGCATACTACCGCGCAGATAATCCCATATTGCTCGCGCCAATACCGCGCAGGCTGCTTTGCGGTATTCCGTCGGCCAGTATTGACCGGTGCAATAGTCAACAGCAACGGCGCCGTCATCGCGCTGTGCGATCGTCAAGCGCCCGCTGTATGCGCGCGCGGATGCGTCGAGAATATCGTCGGCGGTGATCGAGTCGCGCAGCTCGACATAACGCAGCAGCTCGCGCGCCTGCTGTAAATCTTTGCCAATGGCGCGCACTTCGGCGCGGTAACTGGTGGGCTCGCCATAATTGCCGTATTCCAAGCCCGGACGCTGATTGATGAACGCACGCAGGGCGGTTATGATCTGCTGTTTTTTGTCCATAATAGATTATCCTCGATTAGGTTAGTTTATTGGCCCGCATAACGCGCGCCCGATTGCGCCCGGCGGTGAGCCAGGCGCAACGCGGTCGCGTGCTATGCTGCTGCGGCTTGGGCTTGGTCGATTACCTGCGCCACATCTTCAAGCGCCCATGCCGGCGCGCGGTAGTCGGCAAAGGCTATGCGGTCTTTCGGTTCGCGCAGGGGCATTATTACGCCGATGAAATCATCGGCATATTGGCCGCATAAGGTAACTGCCGTGCCATTGGCGCCGTTATACCAGATGCGCGGGAACGCGTTTTTACTACCGCCGGCGGTTTTCTGCGCTTGCGCAAACTTGGCGATTAGCGCGGGATCAAACTGCGCCGGCTCACCGCTGGCTTGAGCCGGTATCACACGCGCGATCGTCGGGAAAATGCCATCAACGGCGGTCCAATTGATTGACACGCCGCCCACAACCATTAGTGTGCCGGTTTTGCCGTCGGCGGTTTCGATTACAACCGCGTCGCAGTTATTTTTAGCCTTTTTGGCCGCCTTAACAATGTCGATCGGTAGCAGGATAGTTACGGCGCCGTCGATACTTTCGTTTTCTTGCGCTGTGCGCAACATGCCCAGACATGCGCCGTCAGTGGCGGTGAAACGCGTCTGCACCGGCGACGCTTCGACGCGCACAGCGTTTAGGTAATAACGGATATCGTCTTTTGCAGCAAAACACGCGACGGTGTGGAGCGCGGATAGAGGGGCGAAAATTTTCATCTGATACCTTTCGTTTAGTTTACTAACACACGCGCCACCATTGGCGCGCATGGATGCTGCAAAGATTAGAATTTACGCGGGCGCGCTTTTTTTGCGAGCCTTTTGCTTTTGCTTTCCTCGCATGCTGCTAAATACAGTCTGCACAACGCGCTTACTTCGTCGACGTCGGCGCTAATATTGTCGCCGTACCCGTCGCACGCTTCACTCCATACGCCATCGGCGTCGTCAGGCATGAGCTGTATTGCAGTGTGCAGTTTAAGGCGCTTGCCTTGTCCTGCTAAGTCATGAAGCGCTTTTTTGTACGCCAAGCCTGCCGGGTAATCAGCTTCCCATTTTGCTAACGCTGCGCGTGAGCTGGCGTACGCGCTTGCTGGCGTAAAATCGGCTTTGATTGTGCCGTACAGTTTCCAACCGTCGCCGTAGTTTTTAAGTACTTTTCCATCGGACATATACGCTTTAGTGTACGTCGTGTATACGATCCGGCCGACTTCGTCGCCGTGGGCTGATAATTTAGCCATGATTTTACCTTTCATGAAGTGTAGTCTAGTGTCATGCTGCGGAAACCATTATACAGACTTTTGCAGATTGTGCAAACAATTTTTTTAGCGGAATTCAAAATGTCCAGGCGAGCGGGTATGCGATCGTCAAGTATAGTCACGGATCGTCACGGCGTGGGGGAAAAGTGACTATTCGTAAGGGCTTGAAAGCGCAGGGATTTATGGGCTTTATTGCCCTTATAGCCAAAATAGTATAGTAGATATAAGGTCATGGAATATATGGGTAAATATACAGCGCGGCGCATGTTCTACCGCCGTCCGCGTCACCGTCCGCGTCAAATTTCCGCGCGTTGCGAGCGACCCGAAGTTACTTGACGATTTGACTATTTGACTATTGATGGCGATCGCCGCTAGACTTTGGGCATGGCCAAACCCCGAACATACACGGTGCAATTCAGGCGCCGTTTGTCGCCAGTCGACCGCGCAATTTTGTTAGCTGCGGGCCGAGGTGATATTACCGTTGGATTCCGCGAGTTACTGTCGATATATCGTCACCTGTACGATTGCGGATACCGTCACGGCATGCGACCCGAAAATATTACGGTCGTTACGACGACGGGCTAAACGCCTGCCGCAAGCCCTCCGCTTACTACATTATGTCAAATTGTCCGACGGTTTCCAGCCGGCGCCCGTCCGGCTGGCTGGCCGTGTGGCCATCTGGCCGTGTGGCCATCTGGCCGTGTGGCTGGCCGTGTGGCCGTGTGGCCGTGTGGCCGTGTGGCCGTGTGGCCGTGTGGCCGTGTGGCCGTGTGGCCGTGTGGCTTGCCGGCCAGGCGCGCTATGGGGGGGGAGGGGTAGGCGGTGGCGCTAGAAATTGACGGTGCCCCCATCCCTCAGAAAAAATGAAAATGGGCGCAAGGGAACTGTTTGCTAACCGCTAAAAAAGCAAAGCCTGGCGCAAACAGCGCCCCCGCTGGCGAAAAAAAGTGAAAACAGGCAATCGGAAAAGGCTTACAAATTATCAGCTTGATGAAAAGATACGATCGGCGCACAATGGCGCATCCAGTGCAGAAAGGACTATATGGACAATCCACCGGTTAAAGACGGTAGACCCAAACGGTATCGCGCACCGAAAGTGCTGCCGAAGACGGACTACCAGCGTTTGAATGAGTTAAAGCAGATGTTGCTGGACAGCAGTGGGCGGCGCGTGGTGCAGAAGGTTGTGGACATTGCAATGGAGGACGGGCATCCGAGTCAGATGGCCGCGCTGAAACTGTGTATGGAGCGCACCCTGCCCGTCAGCATGTTCGAGAAGGATAAGAGCAACCGCAGTGCTGTGACGATCAACATCACCGGCATCGGCGAAATCACGACCGGTGCCACAATCGACGCAAAAGACGTGACCGAAGACGCAGAGGACGCCGCCTAATGGACGACTATATTAAAAGTCTAAATTTAACCCCACAAGAGTTAAATAAGGTTCTATACCATAGAAAAAATCTTGCTAATCCAGGACGTGACGCAGAAGGAAATATAGTCACAATTTACGCTACGGGGATACAAATACCTTCTGGAAAATACAAAGGTCAATTTGTTTCTGTTCCGGGGTACGTAAACGGTAAGATCATAGACGATGAAAAAAAATTATACGAAATATGGAAGAAAAATATAGACGCAGGTCAATGGCCCATATACGCCACGTCTAAACTATTAAATGAACGTGACGCTTGGCTGCATCAAGTAATGGATAGGGATATGGAGTTAGCAAAATCAAAACAGACAGAACCTACGACGGTCATGTACGAAGACCCATTTAAATCAATGCCCTATATAGGGCCCTAATATGGCCGATCTGAATTTCAGTCTGTTGCCTTGGCAGCAAGAGGTCTTCAAAGACCCCACCCGATTCAAGGTTATTGCCGCCGGCAGGCGTTGCGGCAAGTCGCGTTTGGCGGCGACAACGCTGTTGATCGAGGGGCTACGCTGTCCACCGGGCAGCGCGGTGCTGTATGTCAGCCCGACGATGGGGCAGTCACGCCAGATTATTTGGGATTTGTTGCTGGATTTGGGGCGAGAGGTGATCCAATCGAGCCACGTCAACAATCTGGATATCACGCTCATCAACGGCGCGCGCATCTACGTGCGCGGCGCCGACCGTCCGGACACGCTGCGCGGGGTCAGCCTGACGTATGCGGTGTTAGACGAGGTGGCCGATATCAAGCCGGAGGCGTGGGAGCAGGTCATTCGGGCCTCGCTATCGGACAAAAAAGGCCGCGCCATCTTCATCGGCACCCCGAAGGGGCGCAATTGGTTCTTCGATATGTTCAATTTGGGCAAGCACGACGCCGATCCGGATTGGAAAAGCTGGCATTTCACGACCAAAGACAACCCGATGATCGACCCGACGGAGATTGAGTCGGCCAAACGCACCCTGTCCAGCTTCAGCTTCAAGCAGGAGTATATGGCGAGCTTTGACACCGCCGGCAGCGACGTATTCAGGGAAGAATGGATCAAATATGGCGCGGAACCGGAGGCCGGCAGCTATTATATAGCCTGCGATCTGGCCGGATTTGAGGAAGTCGCGCGGCAGGCGTCGAAATCCAGCAAACGGCTGGACGAATCGGCGATCGCGGTGGTCAAGGTGACCGATGACGGCAAATGGTGGGTCAAGAAGATCGACCACGGGCGGTGGGATATCAAGGAAACGGCATCGAATATTCTTATGGCGATACGGGATTACCGCCCGGTGGCGGTCGGGATCGAACGCGGGGCGCTGAAAAACGCGGTTTTGCCGTATTTGAGTGACCTAATGCGCAAAAATAATGTATATTCCCACATTATAGACCTGACGCATGGCAACCGAAAAAAGACCGACCGCGTTATTTGGGCGTTGCAGGGGCGTTTCGAGCATGGGCGGGTCATTCTCAACAACGATGAGAATTTTGACGAGTTTGTGGATCAGTTGTTGATGTTCCCCGCGCAGGGCGTTCACGACGACCTGCCCGACGCGCTGTCTTATATAGACCAGTTGGCGATAACGTCGTATTTTGAGGAGCAGGAAGACACCTGGTCACCCATCGACGTAGTGTCGGGAGTTTAATACGGTAGAAAGGAGACTTTTGTGGGCGATAAAAATGCGTTAGCCAGGCCTAGCAATACCCGCGCGCGGATGTCGGAAGACGAAAAACGCGCCAATAGATTGCTAGACGAACAATTACTACAGTCAAATATTGAGACGATGGCCCGCGCGCCTAAGAATGAAATGGGCGACGCTATTCGTTCAATCGGCGAGATGGCGAATCAAAAACTTAGAAAAGATATTTCCGACACCGCGCCATTTAGAAAACCTAATAGTATTCAACAATACCAGCACGAAAAGGAACAAGGCGATCCCAACGCCCTCCGTCTGTCATTCGACGAGTGGAAAAAACTTTAATACCGAATTGATAGGTAATTAGATTACCTATAGATGCAGCAGCGGGTGTATAGGGAGCCTAATATGGCGTTTGAAAAAGATACTGAGACCGGCGACGCAAACGAAGTCACGGGGCAGTTTGAGTTTGAACAGCCCAGTGAGCAGGATCGTGAGCTGACCGCGTTTGTAATCGACCATTGCGATCGCTGGCGCACCTACCGCGATACAAACTATCTGGCCCTGTGGGAAGAATACGAGCGCATCTTTCGCGGGCAGTGGTCGGCGCAAGACAAGGCGCGCGACTCCGAACGCAGCCGCATTGTCACCCCCGCTGCGCAACAGGCCGTCGAGACGCGGCACGCGGAGATCATGGAAGCAATCTTCGGACAGGGCGATTTCTTCGACATTGAGGACGACCTGCGGGATGTAAACAAAAATCCGCTGGATGTGGAGATGCTCAAGCGGCAGTTGATGGAGGATTTCAAGGTCGATAAGATCAGAAAATCCATCGACCAAATTGAGCTGATGGCCGAGATTTACGGCACCGGCATTGGCGAGATTACGGTGGTGACGGACAAGGTATTCACGCCAGCTACGCAGGCGATACCGGGCCAGACGGGGCAGGCGGCCATTGGTGTGGTGGAGAAAGACCGCGTTGGCGTGCGGATCGTGCCGGTG